ATGAACAGCGCATCATAGACATTGGGGTCCGTGATGCTGGCGATGTAGCGGATATACAGGACCGTCGCGTTGGCGTGGATGAACCCGTTTTCGAGTTGGAACTCGCCTGTGGATAGGTCACGGACTTCGAGCAGGCGCAGAAAGTCAGAAGGGAGTGGGAACTTCGCCGTGAACCCCCAGTCAGGGGCAGTCTCATGCGCGGCCAGGTTGGTGCGCTTGACGGCGAAGTTCCACGGGTGTACGCGGAGCACTCGGTCGCGCACCAGGGGCCAGTTGCGCGAGCACAACCGAGCCGCCTTGGTGTTGTCGTCAAGGGACGTGATGGCACCGTGCCCCGCTTTGTCCAGGGCACTGTTGCAGAGGTCAACGACGCTCGGCATGGGTTACCCCATCACTGAGGTTCGAGGCGCAGGATCGCGTTCTTGATGCGCTCCAAGAGCACCGCGATGGCACCCTTCTCCAGCGTGTCGTCGTACAGGACGCGGACACCGTTGGTCAGGGTCAGGGCGCTCCCGTCTTCCAAGGTCATCGACTCCTGTTCCGTCTTGATCGCGGCGTCAACGAATTTCTTTGCCATGGTGTGTCCTTTCAGAGGAACGGGGACCGAAGCCCCCGGTTCATCACGGTGCCGAGAAGTACAGATCGATGACCGCGCTGCCAGAGCCAGGAAGGGCTGCGGTGGCGATGGTCAACAGGATCGTCTCGGCGGCAGACAGCGGCGAGTCATCGGCCGCTGTGTAGAGACCGAACAGCGTGGGCACCGTGGCGGTGTGCGTTGCCGCAGCCCGATACTTGCCGGTCGTACCAGCGATGCCGATGGCGATGGTCGCGCTGGCACCGAACGTCGCCGAGGCGTTGATCATGCCGAACGCGAACGTGTAGCCAGCCGGCACGGTCGTCAGGACGATGGTGTCGCCATCGGCCTGCGCCGCGAACGGGATGACCGCGCGGAACCGGCGCAGCCGGCCCCCGACTACAGCACCACTCAGTTTCGTGGTGGGGGAAGCCCCAAGGCCAGCGGCATCGGTGGAATAGGTCGTTGTTGCCATGTCGTGTGCTCCTGTTTACTCGTCGCAGATGATCTCGACGACCTTGCCTTCTTCGACGCGGGTGGCGCCGAAGGTGCCCTTCACGTAGACCTGCGTGGCGTAGGACTTGTCGGCCCGCTCGCTGATCTTGGTCGTGATGTCGTTCCAGATGCCCAGGTGCAGACCGCTCTTGGCCCAGGCGATGCAGCGTCGATCGCTGGAGCCGTCCAGACCCAGAAGTTCGGTATGGATGAACTTGAAGCCCATGAACGTGTCCACAGAGCCGCTCACCAGTGCCTTGACCGTGTTGTAGTCCGAAGACGTGACCTCGGTGGTGCCGAGCAGGTTGTCCAACTGCACGGCCGTGACGGCGCAGTACAGTGGGTCGTTCTCGACATCCACCTCATTGGCCATCAACTTCTTCTTGGCTGTGCGCAGCTTGGCGACAGTCAGGCCCGCGGCGCCCACGGCGATCTGCTGGTTGGAAGTGTCGAATGGGGTGCTGGTGGAGCCGTTCTCGCCGGTCAGGGCGGCGCCCAGGGCGGCAGTGATGATCAGGCTGTCCATGGCTCGACCGAGCGCATAGGCACCGTTCATCGCGTAGGGGCTGGTCGGGTCGATCAGCATGCGCAACTTGTCCTGATCGTCGATCATGTCAGCCCACTCGTAGTCCGTGGGGTGAACCCAACGGGCATCGTGCGGGGTGCTGATCAGTGGGGTGTCGGCGTGGCGGCTGGTGCGGGCTTGCGCCGTGACCTCGCCGATCTGCTCGACCGCTTTGGCGGCTTTGCCGGTGTAGGAACCAACGGTGACGCAATCGCGCAACCGGGAACCGCGCTGCTGGAGCAGCAGCTGCACGTTCGTGCTGTACTGCTGCACGAACGCGGTCGTAACTTGGAAGCTCATGATGACCCTTTCAGGTGGTAAGAGGAAACAAAATCACCGAGGCTTTGTTTCGACTTGTCCACCTGAGGGTGGGGTCATTGGCTCAGAAAATCTGGGATTCCGGTTGTCCTTGCGGGCCGAGTCAGTGTCTTCCGAGTGGTCGTGGCCGGTGGGTCCGCGACTGTTGGCGATCCTATCACATATTTTTCAACGAGTGTGCAAGATTCAATGAGTCTTGACACATCGAACAGGCCAACCCGTGTCGCTTGTCCCACCATGGCCTCGAATACGCGCAGGCGAATCTCATCCTCCTGCATGCGCGGCCTCCATGAGTCGGGTCATCTTGGCCACTGCGTCTCTGTCGCCGTTGATGTACTTGCCCATGAACTCCTTGTCGAGTTTCAGGTCCGCGATCTGCTGTTTCGCGGCGGCAGGGGTGGTGCCGAACCCGCCCTCGCTGCGCTCCCCGGCGAACGAATCCTCGCCCATCTTGGAGCCGAGTTGCGCGAACAAGCGGAGCATCTCGGCCGTGCCGAGTTTGTCCTCGATTGCACTGAGTTTGCCGGCGTCGTACCCCAGCGCCGTGGCAGCGCGACGGCCGGCGCCGATCATCTGGTCGTAGGCTTGACCCCACTCCTGTTTCAATGAACCGATCGCTTTTTCGGATTCCTGCGCCATTTGAGCTTGGAGTTTCTCCTGCATCGAGCCCGACATGCCGTTGAACTCATTGAACAACGACTGCGCCTGCTTGGTGTTCAATCCGTGCTTGTGCGCCGCGGTCTTGAACCACTCGACCATCTCGGGACTGCCGCCCTCGGGCACCTTGAAGCCGTAGTCGTCGGGGTTCGCCGGCCGGCCGAGCTTGGTGTAGAAGGCTTCGAGTGCCTCGGGGCTGGCGTCCTCGGGTGGCAGTTCCAAGAGGTTCTTGGCGCCCCCGGCGAACTTCTCCAGGTTGCGGTACGACATCAGCAGGTCCGAGGGTTCCTTCCACCCCTTGTTGCTGACGTAGGCGTTCGTGGCCTCGTCAAATGCGGCTGTCCAGACCGAGTTGGGGGCTGGTTGCGCGGTGGGTTGCACACCAGCAGCCGGGGCAGCGGGGGTGCCGTTATCACCCAGCAGGGCGGCAGCAGTGGAGTCGGGCATGGATGATTTCCTTATCGTGGTTGAATTTGGTGAAACGTTGCCTTGGCTGACACATACGCTGCACGAGCAGCGGTCGCGCTGTTGAAGTGTCCCAGCGTCTTCGTCTTGCCGTCCCTCTTGATGAACGCGACGAACTTCATCCTCTGCTCATCGAATCGAAATCCTGCAGCAGACACGTAATTGAATGCGTTCTCCTGATGCGTCACCAGCCTGAGATTCTCGATTCGGTTGTCGTGCCGAACACCGTTGATGTGGTCGAGGTTCAACCCATCGGGAATGGGACCTCTCACCATTGCGTAAATGATGCGATGTACGAGGTAATGTGACCCATCTATGCTCACTCTCACATACCCTGATTGTGTTCGACTACTCACAATGTCTCCGGCGTAGCATCTACCTCTTCCTGACTTCTTACGCACCAGATCACCACCTCGAATCTCGAACAATGAGTGAAGAACACTGACTGGTGGCAACGGTTTCGTATCACTCATTGGGGTCTTCCTCGATGAGATTAAAAACATCCTCGTCGGTCAGCATGAGGTGGGCCTGCAATCTGCACCAGACCTCACGACGGCCCTCAAGCAGATACGTGGCTTGGACGTTATTGATATCAGCAGTCGGGACACTTGCTCGACAAAAACGCCTCAAATCGGCCAGCACCTTGCGCCCCTCGACAGTGTTGAACGTCGCGCGGTAGGCCCGGCGACGAATGAGGGTCATGGGGTTGAGGTTCATGCACCCTGCAGCAACTGGTTCGCCTGCGCCGCGTCCTTCATGGCCCCGGCGATCGGCTGGGCGGACTGGATCATCATGGCATCCTGCTCCTGAGCCCGACGACCCTCACGGATCGCGTTGACAGCATCCTGACTGCGCAGCACCGGGGTCGGGACACCGGAGACCTCGGCGGTCAAGCGAGCCAGCGCGTCGGGGTCGAACACGTCGAGCACCTCGGGGTTGATCTGGGCGAACGGGGCCAGCAGTTCCATGGTGCGCTGCACACCGACCAGTTCCTCGGCTCGGGCCATGCGCGACATCGGCGAGTCGTAGACGATCTCGTAGTCGCCCCCGGCCTCCACCAGTTCGGGGGGCATCGGGGGCAGGATGCGGTGGAACATGAGCAGGTCGAGTTCGCGCTCGATCTGCGGCCCCAGCGCCTCGGACTGCTGGCGCCCCATCGTAGGCGTGAGGAGCATGCCCTTCTCCTGCGCCCGGATCAGCGCCTCGGTAGCCGTCATGCGCGGCGTCTCCACGAGGATCTGGAACAGGGTCACCAGGAACGCATCGTCGATGGCCGTGCGCCGCTGCTCCATCTTGTTTTCATTGATGTCCACCCGCGCGCCCGTGCTGAACGGCTGCATCATGGCCTGACCGTTGCGGTTCACGCCCCCGGGGTTCAGGCCCCCGGGCTGCATGCGGATCGTGGTGGCACCACCGCCGAGAATCCCGTCGTCGTGCAGCAGGATCGGTGGGTCCACGAGTTTGTGGACCGCACGGATGTCAGTCTTGGACATCTCGTTGAGCATCTTGATGTCGGCCAGCGCGGG